CTAGGTGTGATTTGTATTTCATCTGACTTCCTAGATTTAACACCACGAGATAATTATATTGGTTGGAGCCGTGAACTGAAAACACAATGCGGTATGATTAACCATACTGCAATCGGTTCAACAATTGTTCCATTACAACCATTAGGTTATAATTATGTTGGTGGTAAATTGTTAGCCTTACTATGTCTAGCCACACCAATACAAGAAAAATGGGAAGAATTATATGGCGATAAGTTGGTTTCAATCACAACAACATCATTATATGGTCAAGCGAAACCAAATGGTCTATCACAGTATGATGGTTTACCTTATTGGCAGAAAATGGGTTTCACGGCAGGTTCAGTATCTTTTGAACCAGAAAAAGAAACACGATACAAGATTCGCCAATGGTTAATGAAGAATCATACAAAGAAATATTTTGAATGGTATGTGGCAAAGAAACCAAGTGGTCAACCACATAAGCGTGACCATAAGAATCGTTCACTACAATTCACTTATTCAAAACTAGGTGTGCCTAAAGAACTTATTAGAACAGCACATGCTCGTGGTATCTACTGGTGTCCATTGTATGATAAGACAGTAGAATTTTTAAGAGCTGAAGATTCAACAGGCATAAAGAAAAACTTTGATACATCGGTTGAAGCTCTAGTTGAAATTTGGAAAAAAGATTTAGCAAAACCAAGAATCAGTATTCTTAAAAAGAAAGATAAGGTTTCAAAAGAAACACTTTTCTATGATGACCTAATCACTCTAACATGGCAAGAAACGAAAGACAAATACCTAGGCCAAGTTGGTCGGTAAACATGGACAAAACGCTTGACATTAAACGAAAGTCCTGTTAGGATGGTTACTATAAATGCGGTGGGTTATAGAACATTAATGAATCCCCTTTATTAAGGTCTGTGCAAGCCAGACACACCGCTCCAATTGCGGGAGGTTAGTAGAACAAAGTAGGTGTCCAACTTACTTACTAGGTGCGAATCCTGGATCCCGCTCCATATTCTTATTTTGTTGTTTCCACGCAACATGTTGTTTTTTTACAACATTTGTTGTTTTTTTGCACCAACCCCCTATAATTCGCTTGACAAACCTGCTTTTTTATGTTAGGATGGTCACATAACAATTAAAAAGTAATTATATGACGAACTTTACCGTAGAATCAAAATCACAGTTAGCCAAGTTGATGGCTACTGAAAATCTCACGATTCAACATTCAAAAATCCAAACTGCTAAGTTTGACCCAAAGAATCGTGTATTATATCTTCCAATCTGGCAAAATATGACAGGCGCTCTATATGACCTTTTAACAGGCCATGAAGTAGGCCATGCCCTTTATACTCCTGCCGAAGGTTGGCATGATGCCGTGGTTGATAAGACCAAATCTAAAAATTTCAAATCATTCTTAAATGTAGTTGAGGATGCCCGTATTGAGAAAAAAGTCCAACGAAAATATCCAGGCTTAAAAGCTTCCTTTATCAAAGCTTATACTGATTTAATGGGCCGTGACTTTTTTGGAATTAGAGGTCGTGATATTAACGATATGGCTTTTATCAACCGATTAAACATCTATACCAAGAGCCAATACAGTATGAAAGTATTTTTTACTGGTGAAGAACAAAAAATGGTTGATAAAGTTAAGGCTGCTGAAACATGGGCTGATGTGGTGAAAGTTGCCAATGAAATTTATGCATACTCTAAAGATGAGCAAGCTGATATGCCTGACCTAGATGATTTTGATTTCAATAATCAAGCTGAATTTGATGATGAGTTTGGCGAAGATTCTGATTCTGCCAACGAAGGTAATGCTGACGAAGCAGGTACGGGTGACGATGAAGGCAAAGGTTCAGGTGATGAATCAGAGCAAGAATCAGAAGCTGAAAAAGAAAAGACCAAAGAATTCCAATTGAACAATGATAAAGAATCCAATGTTGCAATGGAAGACCAATTTGAACCTAGATGTGAAACCGATGAGGCATTCCGTAAAAACGAAGCCATGCTTTTAGATGAGAAAAGTAAGGATTATGTTTATGTAACATTCCCTAAAGCTCATTTAGATAAGATTGTAACACCATATAAAAAAGTCCATTCATTGATGGAAGAATCATGGAAACAACAATTAGATGGTGGTCTATTTGCTGAAGGCGATGTGCAACAATTGGTTCGTGATTTCAAAAATAAAAATGAAAAATATATCTCACTACTTGCCAAAGAATTTGAGATGAAGAAGGCAGCTAAATCTTTCGCTAAGGCTAAAATATCTGATACAGGAGATATTGACATTAATAAGATTGCTACCTATTCTTTTGATGATAATATCTTCCGTAAAGTGATGATGGTACCAAAAGGTAAATCACACGGACTTATCCTATTATTGGACTATTCTGGTTCAATGTCACAAAACATGGGTGGTTCAATTGAGCAAATCCTTGTGTTAGCGATGTTTTGCCGTAAAGTAAATATTCCATTCCATGTTTATAGTTTCTCTGATTCGTGGTCAAATTGGAAAAGAGACCACGGCATAGATACTAACTCTGAAGCTGAAATGAATACTATGTTTACCAATAATCCTGGTGAAGTGAGAATGAAATCTGTTTTACTCCGTGAATACCTTAATTCAAAAATGGGTAATGCAGAATTCAGTCGTTGCCTCAAGAATATGCTAATGCTCAAAGCGTCTTATGATGACCGTAACACTAGATATGGGCCAGTAAGATTCTTTAGACCAGAATCAGAAAATTTATCTAACACACCTTTATCACAAGCTATTTGTGCTATGAAAGATGTCATGCTAAACTTCCGTAAGGTCAATAACCTAGATTTAAGTAGTTTGGTTATTGTTCACGATGGCGAAGCTGACCAAATTAGCACATATTACCCAACCAATCCAGATGAAAGCAATACCATCTATCGTGATAAAATGTTTGAATCGTATTCTACAAATATCATCTTCACGGATCCAAAACTTAAATTTGAGTATAGGGTTGATCCAGAAGCCGATATTAACCGTGATTATGTGATGAAAGCTACACTAGAATGGTTCCGTAAGGCAACAAATTCTAAAGTGTTTGGTTTCTTTATCACACCAAATAGTAGCCGTAATTTACAAGGCGCTATCATCAATAAGTATTATGATGAAAGTGGTAAACAAATCCATAGAGAGAGATTTCATTGGGAGAAAGCTAAAGAGCTATCTAAAGAATTAAAAACAAACAAAGCTTTGGTATCCCATAATCCTGGTTTTAATAAATTCTTTTTCATTCTTGGCGGTAAAGATTTGAATACCGAAATTGATGAAATTGAAATTGAAGGTAAGGTAACAACCAATAAATTGAAAAATGCCTTTATGAAGTTTAATAAAAAGCGCCAAGTAAATAGAATAGTGGTGTCCAAATTCATTGAAGGCATCGCTGCCTAAGCTCTTGATTTATAAAGGATTAATTAAATCCTGTAAGTCATTGATTTATAAGGGCATTTAGCTCTTGACAAATATTGAAATACCTGATATAATGGTTATACAATTAAAAAGGAGTTTTTATATTATGAGTAGCAATCGTGCCGAATTGCGTGACAAGTTTATCAATGCCCTAAAGGCGACTGGTAAACCAGAGGTCACCAAGAGTGAAATTAAAGACATTATGAAGGGCATAGGTCTAACCAATGTCCAATGGTTCACCAAAGACGAATCCAATCGTATTGGTCGTGGTTTATATCGTGTTCCAGACGCCATAGGCGCATCCAATGTCCAGTCTGAAGCTTTACCTGAATTACAGGCCCAAATCGTTCCAATCGTCAGGAAACGAGAAGAATCTAATAACCGTATTGCCAATGTCACTACTGAATTGGATATCTCGGATTTAGTTCCAAAGACATATAAAAACTATGTCCCTTTTGGTAACTTTGATGATGTGGTTTCTATTGTAGAATCCAAACGATTCTTTCCAGTTTTTGTAACAGGCCATTCTGGTAATGGTAAACCAATGTCCATTGAACAGGCTTGTGCTAAACTTAAACGAAAATTTGTGCTAGTGTCCATGACACCAGAAACCGATGAGAGTGACCTATTAGGTAACTATGTTTTAATTAATGGTGAAATGGAATGGCGAGATGGTCCTGTGACCACTGCCGCTCGTCAAGGCGCCGTTTTATGTGTTGATGAGATTGACTATGGTGCTCAAAATCTATCCTGTTTGCAACGGGTGCTTGAAGGCAAACCATTCTTACTTAAAAAGAAGGGCGAAATCATAACACCTGCTGAAGGCTTTACAGTATTTGCTACTGCTAATACCAAAGGTAAAGGTTCAGAAGATGGTCGTTATATGTTCACCAATGTTTTGAATGAAGCGTTCCTTGAGCGTTTCCGTAATACCTACGAACAAGATTGGCCACCAGTTGCCACCGAGAAAAAGATTATCAAAAAAGAATTGGAATCGGTCAATAAATCTGACGATGACTTTGCCGATAAACTTGTAACATGGGCAACGGTCATTCGCCAAACCTTTGAAGAAGGTGGTTGCGATGAGGTAATTTCAACCCGTAGGTTAGTCCATATCGTAGAAACCTTTGGCATCTTTGGTGACAAAATGAAAGCGATTGGATTATGTTTGAATAGGTTTGATGATGATACCAAAACATCTTTCGTTGACCTTTATACCAAAGTTGATGCAGGTGCTTCAGTTGAAGAAATTATGGCACCGGCACCAGAAGTAGTTGAAGAGGCTTCCCGTCCTAATGACACGGTTGCTGCTTCGTATTAGTAGTAGTTCGGCACTTGACCTATCGGCAACGATAGGTCTTTTTTATTATGTTTACCTTGAAAGGGCTTGACAATGTTTAATATTCGTGATATATTTAAGTTTCAAATTGAGAGAAGGATCACCTCTCAACCAGTTTTAAAAAAGAGTGATTCATATTATGGAGAAAAAATGATGTCAAAAAGACAATCTAATTCTGTGAAGTCTAAAATCCTTGCGTATCTTTCAAAAGATAGCGGCTATAACACATTAACAGTTGCTAAAATGCAATCAGTTTTTGGTGTTGCAAATCCAACAGCAACAATTAATGATTTGCGTAATGATGGTCATGCTATCTATTTAAACACACGCATTAACTCAAACGGT